AATTTTCTTCCGTTAATTTTACATGATACTCGTAGAAACAAAAAGGTGAACTCTGCTGTCCTAACGGGTAAATATAAAGCACATTTCTATCCTCATCATAATCCCAGTTCAATTCAATCCCTAAAACCCGCCTCATCGTCTCTATATGTTGCAACCACTGAATTAACGAACTATAACTAAACCTTGATGGTTGAAACATTATAGGAGTGCCAGGATGCATTCCAGCAGCTAAATACGGAACTCCAAATGTGAAACCAAACTCATCCTTAAAAAGAATATCTCTTGTAAAAAAATATACTTGAACTACTCTTAAAACATCAGGCGGGAGAGGATACTCTGTCTGCTCGGAACTCAATTCTAATCTCGCTATACTATGAATTCCACGCCGTCCACTAAACCAAATCAAAGTATCCTCAACAACATCCTGTAAATGAGCATCATCAAGTTCAACCTGTATGATTGTGTCTCCTAACTTCCGACGAACATAATCTTTAAGTTCACTTATAGTCGGCATATAAATAAATTAACATTAAAAAAGAAGAAAATCAACTGACGACCTGAAAAATTTTATTTCCGTTATTTTGCTTTCTTTGTTTTCTTCGCCTTTTTAGGCATTGCTTCCTCCTTTTTAGTTTTTTTATTTCTCTTTTTTGAATTCTAATGGCTTAACCGCACTTTCTTCAAGAATTTCAATAAGATATTCAGGGCAATACTGTGCCCACTCTTCGCCCTCAAGTATCATATCTTCTGTAATCGTCCTGCCATTAAGATGCAACCAAGCAATGTCGGGTCTTTTCTTAAAGCGTCTCACTTTTTTAACTTCTGTTAATGGCTCTTTTCTCTCTGCTGTCTCTACCTGAATATCTTCTTTTTTCTTCTTTTTCACCATCACCTTACCTCTTTCTCTAAATCTGATAAAAGAATTATTAACTTCCGTATGTTATCCCTTTCATTGCCATCCCGACACAAATACAATAATTGATTCAATAAACTCCTTAATGTTGCCTTGAAATTATCAATCAAAAGAGGGTCCAACCTTTCCTTTATAAGTCCAAAAACCTCTTTTATAAGACCGCCAGAATTGATATTTATTTCGTCGGAATCAGAAGTAAGAGAAGAGGAAACGGGAGGCGAAGATGACTCCTCAAAATCCCCTTTTTTATCAGATTCGTCTTCAAGAACCTCCCGTAAAGCATTCAACTCTTCAAGAACAGAAAAATAAGGAGAGGATTTTGTTTCTTGTCTCTTCACTTGTTCGTCAGGAATAACTACTTTTGTTTCTTGTTCACTCATGTTTCAACCTCTAATCACCACCCCTATTACAGGTTGGTGACAGTCAATACACCATAAAACTCGTTTCTAATGAGTTTTGTGGCGTATCTTGTCCTCAAACCTTTTTTGAGAGACATGTCGTTGGGGTCAAAGAAGGTTGGAGTCATCTGAAGCGGGATATATGGAGCATAGACATATCCAGCGTCAAGGAAGGACTTTCCTTTTAAACCAATAAGAGCCTTGTCTCTTGGGAAGTATGGGTCAACATATACAGTCCACCTTTCCTGAAGAGTCCCAGCCTTGTAAATTCCATAGCCAGGTGTTCCGATTGTCTCTACTGGTGAATGTGTCTCGCTTCCCGCAGGAGCAAAAACTGGTCTATAAAAACCATAGGTTGCGAGTTGTGATATAATTGAGTGGACATCAGGGGAAGTCACAATCCAGTTTGCGGGACCCCTTAATGTCCTTCTATGAATTTCATTTGAAATTCTTGAAATAGGAGTAAGAATTGACCTGTAATGCTCAACATCAGAAATTCCAGATGGCACTGTTGCACTCCAAGTGGCGGTAATTTGAGTAGCATTGGTGAGAATTTCATATATGATTGACCTGTCAATTTCAAGAGTAATCTCGGAAGCCATCGCAGCTACCAGTTCTGCCTCTGCATCAATGCCATGGAATGCCCTCAAATCTTCAGCAGCTTCTGGTGACCAGATTGCCTTCAGTTTTCTGGGTTCAGCACGGACTTCTGAAAATGCGAGGTCAATATAGATTTCAGGAATTTGAGGATTGAGTTCCATATTGTATTTATAGTTAACGGAAATCCTCGCACCAGAAGGCGGGGCAGAACTAAATGTTACCGAAATAACACCTGTATCATAATTGATACTTCCTGTTACCCCTGTTCCTGCAATGTGTCCAGCACCATCATCAGTCGCCACAACGGTCCCCGCTAAAAGAACATTCACACTCTTTGCCGTTACTGGTTTAAATGCCAGTGTCCCTGAAAATGTTGTCTCTGAACCATCACCAGCTCCAAGAAATTCATCAAGAATCTGCGAAGATGAAAATTCAGGATAAAGTTTCTCTATGATATTCTCTCCTTTTGTCGCTCTTCCCTTCGTAGTCCCGTATCTTATCTCATAATAGAATATAGCACCTACAGCTGCGGTCATAGGTTGGATTGACACAAGGTCATGAGCAATGAGATTAGGCCACACTCGCCTGATGATAGGGAAGATGTATTTGGTAAATTCACCCACATTGGTCGCCCGTGTTTCCTCTGTGAGATATTTAAGATGGTCAGCCTCATTTTCATAAAGAACAGCCAATATCTTTCTCTTGTGAGGGTCGTCAACACTTTCCAGTAGAGGTCTCCACTTTCTCTCCAAAGTCGTTAAAAATCCTTCATCAAGTATTGTTCTTTCTTTTGATCTTCTTCTTATGAAATCCTTTTCGTCTATCATCGCATTACCTCCTAATTTTTGTTGTTTTATATTTTAATTTCATCATTGTTCACTCAATTTCTTAATTGTATCAAAATCGGCACCTGTAATACCTTCAAGTTCTTTTTTGAGGTCAACTGAAAGAGGAACATTGGTCTTCTCACTTTTTTCTACCTCTGGATTCTTTTCCTCATAGAGATATTCCAGCCCACGACCAAATGTTCTCGGTCTCTCTCTTAATCTCGCCATTCTACGAATCCTATCAAGTTCCTCATCAAGTTCAAAATGCTTTTCTTCGCGTTCCCTCCGCTTTATCTCCTCTTTCTTCAATTCCTCAACTCTCCTGTTGATACTTTCAATATCCGATAACTCACCTCGCTTCACTTCTTCAACAAGAATTTGAGGTTTTTCAAGCACTCTTGAAACATTTTCAGCATAAGCAATCAATCCCATCTTACCTGCCACCCGTAAACTCTCTTCAAGGCTCTGTTTTAATTGAGATATTTTGCCTTTTAAAGTTTCATTTTCAGTTCTCAAAGTCTCATTCTCCTCTTTAAGCACTTTAATCCTTGCCTGTATCTTTTCCTCCTCTCTTCTCTCTTTTTCCTTCTTTTCTTTTATCTCCTCTACCTTCTTACGCAGGGACATCATATCGGGATAATTAAGAACATCACCAACTTCCTCTTTTATAACTTTCTTGTCAGGATGATTTTCAAGAAGTTTCTCTACTAATAGCGTATATCCACTCCACTTCGCAAGCTTCTGAAGACTTATATTTTCAGTTCTTAATCTCAAATTCTCCTCTTTTACCTTACTAACCTCATCTTCAAGGTCTTCTACCTTCTTTTCCAATTCCGCCTCCTTTTCCGCCTTCTCACTATCAATTATCTCCGTCACTTTCTTCAAAGCATTTGATAGTTCGTCAGAAGAAACCTTGCCACTTTCCAGTTGCTCTTTAATCTTCTCTTTGAACTTCTCAAGTTCCGCTTCTACTTCCTCTTTAATTTTCTTCTCAATCTTCTTTTTCAACTCCTCAACTACCTCTGGAAATTCAGTTTCCAGTTCTTCAAGAGAAAGTTTCTTTTTCTCCTTTTTTTCAGGCTCTTTCACTTCTTTCTCATCTTCGGTCTCCTCTGATTTTATTTCAATTTCCTTCTTTTCCTTTTCTTTAACCTCTTTATCAGACATAGAAACCTCCTTTTTATCGTTTTTTGTTACCTCTTTGTTTTCTTTTATAAATTCAGGATAACTATCAAGAACAGAAGGCATATAAACTATGTCAAAGCCGAGCAATTGATAATCATCCTGAACTAACTCATGCTGCCCTTCTTTAATTACAGAACCCAATCCTCGCACAGAAACCCCGACTTTCCCACCTGCTTCCAGAATCGCCTGTAAATTCAACCCTCTTTCCGTATTCAATACCTCTAATTCACCCACTATTTCATTGCCCTCAAGTCTTAAGTCTGTAACAATATGAGAAACTCTTGAAAGAGCAGTTTTCCCATCTTGAGGATGGTCAAGTTCACCAAAAAACATCCTGTTCTTCACTTCGGGCATCACTCTCTCTATCTCCCGTTCCATTACCTTACGAGGATAAATCCGCCCATTCTCGGTGGGAGTATCAACAACCCCAAAAATACCCCTTCCCACAATCCTGCCATTATCCTTACTTTCTAATAACTGAAGTTTCAAAGGAAAACAATCATATAAAAATTTCTGCTTCATCATTTCCATATTCAACCTGTCATAGTTTGTTTAACTTGACCGCCTCGTCTTGACCGTATATGCCTCATAGCTTTCCTTGCCTTCTTTCTGTTTAACATCTTTTTAGTATAACTTTCTTCTCGCCGTTTCCATCTATAACTCTTCCGCTTGCGAGGTTTCTGACGAGCCTTTATCCGTCTGATATACCATAACACTTCTCAACTCTTTACCTTATTCTCCTGTTCAACCATTGAGCTGCTTCAAGCAGGTCTTCCGCCATCTTTTTAGCAGTCACTTTTGCCTTCGTCTTAACGGAAGTAGGAAGTTCGCCCTTTTCCTTTTCCTCTTCCTCTTCCTCTTCCTTTATCTTAATCTCTTTCTTTTTCTCTGGTTCTTCTTCCTCACGCATACCCATTCTCCTTCTACGAAGTCTCCTTCTAATCCTTTCAGCAAGAGTTTCTTTTTCAGGCTCTTCTTCCTCTTTTACTTTTTCCTTCTTTTTCAACTCATCAGCAATTTCCTCTGCCTCATGAGCTATCTTTCTGATAGACCTCATCATTTCAGTCGCAACTTCTTTTTCCTTTTCAGGAAGTTCATCCATTGCCTCTCTTAACTTTTCAATCAATGCTCTTGCAGTATCAGAAATCGCCTTGAAAGCTGACAAAAAGTTATAAGGAACTGGTTCATGATGAGGGAGCACTCCAGGACGCTCATGTATCATTGACCTTCTGTATCCCGAATAAAAACTTTCAGGATAGTCAACTGGAAGGACAACCTGTTCATTCAAAAGCCGAGCGACACTTTTTAATTCTCTAATCAACTTTTCTGTTCTGTCTTCTCTTAAAGTGTCAAACCTTGAACTTCTATGCCTTGCCAAAATCTCTCTGATTCTTCTATAACTCATAGTTTTACCTCCTACTTTTTTGTTGTTTTATCTCTTTTTAAATCTTTTTTCAAACTTTCACAAAGAACTTCATAAAAAAATGGTGATTTTAGAGGATTATTTGATTCCCGCAAAGATTTCCTTTCAAAAATAGGTCTGCGAGTTGACCTCATCATTGATTCTGTCAAAGTCTTCCCTAAAATTTTTCTACCTTCGGTTGTTTCAAAGGGCAAAGGAATTCCTATTTTTCTAAAATCCTCCTCCATTGTGGATAGTCTTTTATACTTATGAAGTATGTCAATCATTTTAGCCTCCTTCTGGCACTTATGTGCCAGTCATTTTTTTGTAATTATTGTTAAATTCTTATTTTTCATTGTAATTGATTTTTCTTATATCATAAAATAAGTTTATTGTCAACCTTTTTACTTCTTTCACCTCTTTCTCTCTAAAAGAATTTTTTGAAGACTATTTTTTAACTCTCTCATAAACTCATTGGTTTCCATAAGTTTAGTTAATAATTTCTGGTTGGTCTTCATCATCTTTTCAAAGTTATCTTCAAGTTTTTTCTCTAAATCCCGATTGCCATCATTAAGGTATTTCTCTACATTGACTTTTCTTTTATTTTTAGGATTGATTTCTTTATGTCCGAGCAGGTATTGTTGTTGAGGAATATTTGTTTCGGGAGAATATGCTTCTTCAGTGCCTCCGCCCTCTTCTTCGGCTTTTTGTTTCAAGATTGTTTCTATTTCTTGGTCGGAAAAGCCAAAAATTTTTGAGTATATCCAACGACGAGAAACCCAGTCAGAAAAAGCATTCGCCAATTCAATTCGGGCATTTTCAATTTCTATTTTTGCCATTTCAAATGCTGTTGAAGGAAGGTTAAAAAATATATCATATTCTACATCAATAGGGTTAATTCCTTTTATTGCCAGATGAACATCAGCAATTCTTTTCAAAAATGCTGACATGATATTTTGAACTCTCATGATTGTGCGAGCAAAACGCAGGTCTTCAGCAGAAAGTGTCCCCCGTCCCGATATTGCTTCTTCATATCCTAAATATGCTTTTGGAACTTTCAAAGCAGAAAATAGTTTATTACGAAAGTATTCAAGGTCTTCGGTAGCGACATATCCCATCCCGCCCAATGTTTCTATTCTTACACTTTCTTTATCGCCTCTTACTGGAATAAAGATGTCCTCATCAAGCGAATTTTTTATAATCACTCCTGCCTCTGTTCCAAAATTGCCCCAAGGCTCCACGGTAATACAATAAGTATCCTCTCGTTGCTTCAAAAACTTTACATAAACAACTTTATGATTAGCAACAATTTTTTCAGAAATTAACTTTCTTACAGGCATCAACGAATCATTAGGTTTCAAATGCTGTGCCTCTACATATTCACCTGTTCTTAACATAAATTTATGGTCGGGTGTCACTCTCAATACTTTACCATTATCAAGCCCGACCTCAACTAATTGAGCATTTAACCGAGTTTTCCCAGCCCACACAATTTTACCTACTTTTATCTCTAATGTTTGAGGGTCAACAGAATACCCCCAGTTTTCCTTACCTTCTTCGTATTCCTTCACTAACTCTACTATTGTTAAAACTCTACCATCAAGGAGAGGAACTTTTGTATCACCAGCAACGCATAATGGGTTAAATCTTTCAGTTAATTTTCCAGAGGTGGGGTCAATCACTTTTTTTCGTTTCATACTACTCATAACTTTTCTAACATATACTTCTGCCTGCGGGAGAGGAAGGTCGCCCACATTAACATAAATAATCCACCTATCCGCAGCTCTTGTTAAACGATAGATTAAAACAGCGTCTTCCAGTATCAATAACCTTTTCCATATCCAGCGGGCGGGTTCAACAACACTATATCCATATATGCTTCTCCTGTCCCTCGTCCTATATCTCGCATGGACAACTTCCCAAGGCTCAAAAATGATTTTATTCCCTTGAACATATTGAGAAGGGTCGCCTGTCGCAATAATCTGTTCAACTTGGTCAGGTAAGATAGCAAAATCTTTTGTGAATGACTGAACAAACCCGATAAGGATACCTCGTTTATTCTCAATCCTTCGCATAGTGATAGGCGGGAGATAAATTAAACCTATAACTCCTTTATCATCATATACAATTTCTTCAAACTCATTACCAAACTTACATAAAGCCCGTGTTATTTCCCAGATTTCTTCTTCAATTTTCAATCTTCTAAACAGATAATTAACTTCTTCTTTAATTCCAGGGGTTTCAGAGGTTACTCTCATGATATTTCCATCTTCATCGGGAGCGGTAACATCATCGGCAATTATATCAAGTGCGGAACTGATTTCTGGAAATTCATCCATTTCAAGATAATCTTGAAAGCGTCCTTCTATATCATAATCAATTTGAAGCATTGAAATTAAATCAATGTCATATCCATAGATGGTAAATCCTGTTTTTTCAATAAGTCCCTCGCTTCTGGAAGTTTCTTTAACTTCTACTTCGGGTCCTTTAAATACATTTCGTAAGAAATTTCTGACTTTATCACTTAATTTTATCCTTGCGTCTGCCATTTTTTATTTCAATGGTATCAAAATCCCGCCACCTATTCTACTTTCTTCTTCAAGTTCTTCATCTTTAAAAAGAACATTATCAAGAGTAATTACATTATAGGATAATCTTGAAGGTCGTAAAGGAACAGCAGATTTTTCTACGCTTTGAATAAAGCCTGAATCTTTGAAATCTCTAAATAGAGAATATACACAACCCGCCAGAGCATCAGCGACATCTTTTTTCCCGCCTTCGGGATGGTCAACTTTCCTTTTAGTGGGTATCAATACCAATTCTTTCAATTCACTAACAAGACTTTCGCAGGAATACAAGATTACTCTATTATCATATATTGCCTGTTTCAAAACTTCATAAGGAGTGATTGTAGTATCTACACTCACAATTTCTGTATAAAATCCGAACATAGAAAATTGCTGTAAGGTGTCGGCGGATTGAAATCTATCCATTGTAATTTTTTTGATAGGTATTCCTAAATTATAAAGAGTGAAAATCAATTCTCGCACTTTTGAAAAAATTATTTCTCCTCCCAGCGGGGCAACCACTCTTAAAATCATATCTATATAAAAAATTGGTAATCTTTCTATATATCTATTACCATCACTTGTAATTCTTTCAGTATCTTTGAACCCGCAAATATGACCCATCACTATTCCAGTAGCGTCATTTTTTAAAGAAGGGTCTATATGGATATAACGAGGGATATGACTATTGATTTTCAATTTTTGCTTTCCATCTTCAACTAAAAAGATTTCATCAAAATTAAGATTTTCACGGATAAAATCAGAAACTTCATTTATCATTTCCCATGTTTCTACTTTGAAGAATGGACGCCTATGGCAGTCTATACAAGTAATAATTTTCTCTGTGTCTTTAAAGAATTTTCCAATTCCTTCAATTCTCACACCCGCAAACTCAACCATACTATCATAAGGATTTTTTACGAAATCATTATAAAAGTCCATTGGAACTTCTATACATATAGGGTCATAAGCAAGAGATTTAAACTTCGCAATCGCCTTTTCTTTCTCTTCATTTGTTTTACAGATTTCAAGCCCACCAGTTGAAGTGTAAACAATAAAAAAAGTTTGAGGAGAGTATTTATGCCTTTTTACATCCCAGATAGCATAGTCCCGCACAAAAATTTTAGGATTCGTCTTTGCCTCTTCAATTTTCTTTTCTGTGAATTCAACGGAATAATTACGAGAAGAAACACATATTAACTTCCCGCCGATTTTTCCGCTTCTCATAAACCTTGACTTAATCCTTCTCAACAGAAGATTATATAAAAGTTCGGCTTTGTCAACAGATTTCCAGCGTTCATACATTACATTTGGATAATTCTTTGAAGTCATGCTTGTCACCGACCCCATGAAGTTTGTTTCGTCCATTATTCCACTAAATACATTCATACCCAGCACAGAAGTATCATTCGTAGCAACAGGTAAAATGTAGATGTTTTTAGGAAATCTTATAAACTCTTGTGTTATAGAGGCGGGAAATTTTTCTTTGAAGTAGGGGATAATTTGTAATTTTACAGCGATTTCATCAAAGAGGACAGATTTTGCTATGTTTTTAGTAACAGAAATGTTGACAAAATAAATTTTTGAATTTTCTGCCAACCCAAATGTGATTTGAGGACTTTTTAAACAACTTAATTCATATATCAAGCGTAGAATTACAATTGAAGCAAAAAAGGACTTTCCCCACCCGATTGACCCTGTTAAAACAATTTCCTCATACTCTCCTGAAAACAAGTCAACGAAATCTTCTTTAAGTTGAGGATACATTCCGTCCCGACAAATACTTCCCAAATAAAAATCATCTTCTAAAAATGTTTTCAGGTCAACAGGTTGTTCTTCAAATTCAGACTGGACTATAAAATTATACATACTTAAAGGGTCTATATGCTTTTCAGTTCCAATTTCTTTTAAAATTCTATTTAATATCACTATTTCGTCAGGAGTTAAGTTATCAATTTCAGATTGAATAAATTTTTCTAAATCTTCCTGTGTTAGTTTAGTGCGACGCCGTAAAAGGTCTTCTATAAGCATTTATTCAGTCTCCCTTTTTCTCGTCGTCAGTATTCCTTTTCAATTCTATTATTTCACCAATCTCATCGTCTTTTGATTCTGGTAAAGAAATAGTTTCCCGACTTGTCAATCTCATAATTTTATCCAATACTGATAATATCCTACGCCTGCTTTCAGGATTTAATAACACATGCTTGTATTTGTCATATTCAGGGGGTAAATTCGCCATAATTCCCACCATTTTATTATTTATCTCAATTTTCCCTAAATCTCGTTTCAATAATCCCATATCCATCTTCAATTGAGCAGACCTATCAAGTATCTTCAAAGCATATAAAACATCTAAACTGGTCTGGTGAAGTGTCTCATTCAGCCTTTTTTCTTTTTCATGCGACAACATAACCCTTGCTTTTTGAAGTTGATATAACTTTGCTAATTCTTCTAATTCATTAACCTCATCTTTAATAGTATCATCAAAAATTTTAATAGTATTTTCTTTTTTTAAACTATTAGAGGTTTCTTTTATCATATTAAAAAAACCACTTAATTCAGCCATCAAAGATCCGAATGTATAATCGGCAAATTCTGGGACATTCTCTTTTACAAATCCCACTATCTCTTTTAATGTTCTTCCTTGAATACGCATTTCAATAATTCTGTCCCGATACCCAGATTTTTCAAGTTTTTCTACAAATGCTTTGTTTACTTTCGGCATGTTATTATCTCTTCCTCACCTTCTTTTGAGTATGATATTTTTTTGATGAATTGAGATATAAAAGTCATTAAAAGAGAGGCTGTTATTTTTGATTTTACTAAAACTATAACTATTACCCCCTTTTTGCTTAATAACTTCAAGAGAGAGTTTAAAAATAAAAAATACTCACTGATTTCTTTCTGAATTCCATCATCATAAAGAATAACTATATCAAATGCTCCTTTCTCAACAGGAAGTTCTTTTATAATCTCTGCTTTCTTTGTCAATGAAAGAAGGTCATAAATGTTAGGTTTCTCCATACAAACATACTTTTTTACAAGAGGGAGAATGTGCTTGATAAAGACGGGTTGAGGATTATAATCAAAAACAACTTTGTCTTTAAAATCTACCTCTTTTGTTATCTTTTCAATCATGATAAGTTAATGATAACACAAAAAAAAAGAAAAATAAACTATCCCCGCATTTTTTGAACAACCCAGTCAGTCACCTCATCCTTCAACTTTTTATAAATGTCCTTATGCTGTTTCAAGTATTCTTCCATCTCCTCTTGATTATTAAAAGTTTCTTTTCCCAAAACATATTTTCCTTTTTCCTTTTTCAAATACCCGTAATTCACCATCGCTTTGATAACATCATGAACATCAATTGATTCACCAACTATGTATCCGTTATGATTGCGAAGGGCTAATTTCCAACTTCCTTCAATGCGAGGAATAAAGGTTTTATTTTTGACAATGTTAAAATGAATTTCTACATAGTCGGGAGCATTTTTGTCGGTAACATACTTATATGAACTTGAACCTGAAATCCAGAAACGAACTTCTATACTTGTAACAAATCCTATTCCCAGCCCTCCAGGACAGGTTTCAGGGTCGCCATAAAGAACTCCAATCTTTTGTCTAACTTGATTGATAAGAAGAATAGTGGGGATTGTTTCTTTTTCGGCAATTGTATTCATCTCAATCACCCACTTTCTTAAACTCTTATTAAGAATACGGGCAAGAAGTCCCTGTTGCCACTCCGCTACACTTTTTTCTTTCTCATCAAAAGGGGTCAAATGAGCGAGACTATCAACTACTATCAAGCAACCTGTTTTCTTTTTAATTAACTCATTGATAATATCCCCTGTTTCCTCTGCTGATGAAGGCGAAACGAGAATAAGTTTATCAAGATTAACTCCGCAGGTTATCATCCAGTCTTTATTCAGAGCATTCTCGGTTTCAATATAAACAACCTCCGACTTTGGAAATTGTTTTTGATATTCCGCAACGACTTTAAGGGCAGTTGTTGTTTTTCCACCTGATTTAACGCCGTAAAAAAGAGAAATACGATGGAGAGGCAGTCCGCCCCCCATCGCAACATCTAAATTGAAAATTCCCGTTTTTAACCGTTTTATAGAAAAAACCTCCCCTCCTCGCTGAATTAACGCTTTTTTATCCTTGATAATATCTATTACAGACATTTATTTATTCTTTTGCTTCTGTGCTTGAACTTGAATTTGAGTATTGATTTTTGATGGCTTCAATCTCTTTAAGAAGTTTCTCTTGAACAAAATCCTTAACTTTTTTATATGCCTCTTCCAGATTACCATCAGCAGAAGGAATTTCCGCCCAGATGTCTATCTTGACAAATTGATAATTCCCAACCCCCAGCGTCACCCCGCTTGAAAAACCAACTTTCGGAAAATTCTCCCCTTTTTTTATTCCTGCGAATTCCTGTTTTGGTTTACCATTTACCTGTATCACCCCCTTTATCCGCTCAACATCGTTTAGGTTAAAGAGAGTAGATTGTGCCTGTGCTTTTGTTTTTTTTGTTTTTTTTGTTTTTTTTGTTTTTTTTGTTTTTTTTGTTTCTGTTGCCTTGTTGTTTCTTGTTTTTCTTGCCATTTTGACACCTCCTATTTTTTTCTAATCATATCATATTTTTTTTTCTTTTTGTCAAGAGTTTTTTTAACTTTTGGATTTCTATGTCCTGTTGCCATTTTTTAAGGATTTCATTATACCAGTCCTGCCGTTTATAACTTGAAATAACTTCTTTCATAACCTCAATCATTTTGTCTGTGTAATAGTATTTCAAGTTAATTTTAAAAGGTGAATAAGGGATAATTTTTTCAAAGAGCCATTTACGAAATGTAGGATATTTAATACCTATTGTCTTACACAATTTTCCAACGCTGTATAGTTTTATTCCATATATATCTTTCTCCCAGTTTTCAGGATTTATGCGAGGATGAGGTTTATAATGAAGACGATTATATCTTTTAGCATATTCAATTCTCCTGCGACGATATTCTTCATCGGAATAATACTTTTCCCGCCGTTTTTTAGCAATCCTATCTCTATTCGCTTTGTAGTAAGATTGATAGTATAAAGGGTCGTATGTCATTTTTTAGAAAGGTTTATCATCTTCATTCTCTCCATCGGGAGCAGGAGGGTGAGGTCCTTCTAAAGAACTTCCGATAATTTCTCTTAAATTTTCTTCTGAAAGAGGTTCAAGCGTTTTTAAAATTTTATCTTGCCATTCGGGAGTAAGAAATTCTTTATATTCCTCGGCATTCACAAATTCTACGAATTCAAAATTATCGCCGACGGAAGGCACTTGTCGTCCTTCTGACCTGCTTATTCTATACTTTCTCAATTTCCCTTCAGGTAAAGATTCTCTTGAAAAAAGTCTTCTCAACTTTGAAGATGTGTTTTTACGAGCAGGAAAGAGATACAATCTCCCGACACCTCGCCTTGTGCCATCTCGTCCCACAAATCCAGTTATGTCAATTACCGGGAAAATACGGACAAAAAATCTTTTATTCCCCGCTTCACAAAGAGGACATCTCCCCAATGCGTCTCTACAAGTATATACACGCCATCTCCCGTTGTAGTAAACTGAATGTTGCCATACGCCGATAGGTTCTTCTGACAAAAAGATTACTTCTCTTTCTTCATCAGGACGCAATCTGAACCTTAAAATGCTTTCGTTTTCACTGCCATCATCCCATCCTGACCTATACCATTGTTTTTTTGTTTCATTATCCATTGTTCACCTCCTAATTTGTTATTTTTTTTGTTTCTTTTGTTTCTTTTGTTAAAAAGTATTTTTTTGTTAAATTTTCAAGGTCAACTCTTAATGCTTCCAGTTTATTTAAAAAAGTGAATAAATCTCTATGATTTTCACAAACTCCTTCTACTCGGCAATGTTCACATCTTTGAATAATTTTAACAATATGAAGTTTCAAAACAATTAAAACATTTTTAAGATAATCAACTACAAACAATATTGTGGATTCGTTTAAATCCTCTTGCCGATACATCTGTTTTGTAATTTTATAGGCTTTTATACCTCTTACTAATCCATATACCACAAGGCAACAAATGAAAATAAAATTTATAATTATCATAACTTTTATCATTTCCGACCTCTTTTTGGCACATAAGTGCCAGAATTAAAAAGGTTTATCCTCATCTTCCTTAACCTCTTCAAAATCTTCATCTACGAATGTGACAGATGATTGTATTTCATCAAACCTGCAACTTTTGAGGTCAAAGGATACAACAAAATCAACACATTCACTTTCACGGGATTTCAAAGTATATACATTCCAAACTTCATTAGTCCCCTCTTTTTTTTCAATTCCGAATACATAATCGGAGTTCCAACCTATGACATCGCTGGTTGAAATAGTATATAAACTCATTCTTGCTCTACGAACTTCTCTATTCAATTGAGTGGTCGCAATAACAGGGATATTATGGGTCAAAGTTATTTCCTTTAATTTATCGGCAACATAACTCACATTTTCATGCCGAGTTTCCCCTTTTCCTTTAATTAAATACATACCATCAACGAAGATTATATCGGGTTTAAAATCTTCAATCGCTTGCATTAAAGCACTCAAACTAAATCCGAAATACCCGCTTACAATGTAAACATTTTTCTTTTTTAAATAATCCTCACTGGTTGACAGAAAATTATTAAACTTTGCTTCTGAAATGTAATCAAGTTTTCCTCGCCGAGCATCGTCATAATACACTCCCGCCATTAAACAACTTAATCTAAACATAATTGTCGTCGGTGAAATCTCCGTTGAAACAAAAAAACATCTCTCCTTGTCTTTTTTTGTTTCAATTAAATGCTTGAGAAGGACAAGAAGGAACCAAGTTTTTCCAGCATTCGTCCTTGCAACAATTGTCACCAAATCACCTTTTTTAAAGCCATTCGTCACATAATTCATTGACCGCCAAGGAGTAGAATACCCCACAATACCTTTTTTTAGTTTCTGATAATACTCTTGCGTCGGGCGGACTAAATCTGAAAGATTGATTATGTTTGAATCATACCTTTTGACTTTTATCGCAAGCGACCCTATCTCTGTCAAAGTATTAACTATATCTATATCGGGATGAGTTAAGGCTTTCTGAATTCTATATGCTGATTCATTGGCAAGATAGTCCTCTATTAAAACATTGATATACTGGTCAAAAGCGGACGCCGAGAATGGAAGGTCTAATAAAGAAGCCAGATAACTAATCTCTTCCCGACAAACTTTACCTAATTCTTTCAAAACCACTAAATCTACTTTTTTCTGCTTTTCATAAATATCCAGAATTTCAGATACTATTTCATAGTGTTCATCACTGAATAAAAGTGGGGGGTTGAAAAACATAATCTTTAACCTATCAATGAAGGAATTGTCCAGAAGCATAAGAGCAATGACGCTCTTTTCAATATCTTTATGAACTCTTTTCGGAGTGTCGGACATAGTTGTTTCCTTGTTTAATTGTTACAATAGTGTCATCTACCACTTTTTCAAGTTGAATAGGTATAATATACTCTTTTAAAAAATCAAATCCTGTGCGAAAAATTATATCTTTGTCCTTTGCTGTTAAAATATTTATTTTTGCTATTGTTATTCTTTTTTTAAAAATATTCCTTAAATACTCATAAGACCCCTTGTCCACAAAATCAAAATCATCAAATATAAAGAAATCTACACTTTCAAATAGATAAGGTGAAAGGTCTTCTTTTTCATTTATGAAATCATAAGCCTGTAAATAATATACTGAAAAACCTCGCCGTAAGGCTTCTTTTCCTATTGCCACAACTGAAGCAGTTTTTCCCGTTTTTACTTCTCCCCAGATGAGAAGTCCCTTTTTCTTCTCAAAAAGGTAATCTACATTGGCAATACATTTTTTTATAACCTCATCAAACAATTCCCACTTGTAATTAACAGGGGGGAGATTTGAGGTCATAATATCTGCGTATGTCAAAGGTCGCCTTGTCATATTTATATTATGGTATATTTTTTTCTTTTTGTCAAGTCCTTGACCAAATTTTCACCACCCGATTTTTTTAGTTTTATCAAGAGTTTTTTCAGGGCTGGCACTCGTGTGCCAGTCATACTTGCGGAGGTCAAACAGGATTTGTGAAATCCTAAACTCATTTTCATTGATGGCATTTTTTATAATGTTCTTTGCCCGCTCTATGTCATTATCAACCTTTGAAAGGATTTTCTTTATCATCCCCCACTCTTTCTTTGTAAAAGCGGGCGGGACAACTTTCCTTTTTTCCTGATACAACGCATCATAATACTTCGCCAGTTCCAATACCAAATTCTCTTTTCTTATTCTTTCCTCTTTCTTTGATAATTTTTTCTTTTCCAGAATAGATAAAGTTTTTTGACGAGTAGAATCAATTATGTTTTTCAACTCACTCATCAAAAATCATCATATCTTATTTAAAAAATTTTGTCAAGAGGATTATGACTTTCTTCTTATTGCCTTCAAAATATATAATAGGAGGTCATAAACTTCAGCATGAACCATGTCTAAAATAGAATTCTCAAAATCAGCACTTTTCAAAATTTTAAATAAATCTTCTATACTTTTTGCTTTTCTTAAAAGCGGAATTACTACCTCTTTTTGGACTTTTAAATCTATGTTTCTGATAACATCCCGCATAGAACCTTTTAAATCTTCTGTCGCTATGTTTAAAATTTCCTCTGCTTCTTCATCGGTCAATTTTTCTGTTTCTATAATTGTATCAAGAGCGTCCTTAACCATTTTTAAGAAAGTTTTTTCATCAAGTATTAAAGCAATAACATCACCAGCACGAGATTTTTGTAAGTCCCGTCTTAATAAAGCAAAATCTTTTTCATCATTTAACGGACTTTCATAAAAAGGTTTCTTATCTACATTCTCGGTCGCTATAAGATATAAAAAACTTAATAGATTGTCATCGGTGAAAGAAGATTGTCCTAACAATGTATCAAAAGTTTTAGAACCTTTAAACCATGCAAAATATCTTTTCTGCTCATGAAATGAAAACGGAAGAGAAGGAGTCATTACAAAACCATAATCATCTGAATAAATTGTAATCTTTCTCGCCTGTTTTTGCTCTAATAAATTCAACGCTATTATTCTTTATGTTTTTTTACTTTTTCAATTGCTTCAATTAGATGGTCACTGAAAGCTGCATAAAAACCTTCCCATACAACTGCCATCATTTCATCACTTCTTATTATTTTTAACATATCACTTAAATCTTTCGCTTTTTTGAGCAAATTGATAATATCTTTTGAAGCCTTTTGTCCGCTTTCATCAGCTATTTTTTCAAAGTCTAACTCATAATATATTCTTTCTTTTTCTTCTTCCGTCAAATCTTCAAGAGTTTCAATTTCGTGGTCAATTGTTTCACTTAAATAATCTAAATCCCGCCAGCCATAAAAAATTCTCGCAAAAAAGGGTATATCCCCCCGCATAACATCCCTTTTGATTATTTCAAAAGTTTCATCATCTATAGCATCAAGCAAGGGCTTTAAATCAATTTTTGAAAACGCTAAATGACCAAAGTAAGCCGTTATGCTTTCATCATCCTCAAGTTTCCAATACCATCCGGTATCAGTGAGATTACCCAGACTTGACCCCTCATAGCGTCCCTGCTTAAAAGGAACATCAGGGTCCATCACAAATTCATAATATCTTGTGCTAACTTCTATTTTTTCAGCCATTTTAATCCTCCTTTTTTGTTTAATTTTACCACAAACAAACAGCTGTTATCAAGCAAGTATATTTGCTTTTATCCCCTTTACCAGAAGTGATATGAAAATCTAAATTTTCAATGTCAATGTCTCTTGCTTTTGCAATAAGTTTTGCTCTTTTCTCAAGAACCTGCCGACAGGTTTTTTTGTCAACCTCGCCTTCGTATTCTACCATAAAAGTTCTTCTGCTATTTTCTTCTTTTACAAGGCAAATGCCCGCCGAGATTTGAACGGGTTTTTTGGTGATTATTTTTGCTAAAACAACATGTATAATAGTCCCCCATTGAAGTTCCTGTAATTTCTCAAGAGGTTGATATTCACAATTATAAGGAAGAATACTTGAAACTGGAACTAAATTGAATTTCTCAATACCCGCCGAGATTAAAGCCTTATCAAAAGCGACTAATGCGTCTTCACTTTTTCCTTTTCCATTGACTATCGTATAATTAGAGCAAAAAATCATCTTTTCTTTTTGGCGTTTTTAATCATTTCTCTTAAATAATAATCGGCATTTTTAAAATATGTTTCCACATGAGGAGTGGGACTATATCCCGCTTCATTCAGATAGTCTAAAAATTGTTTTAAATTTTTTGATTTATGGAAAAATTCCCTAATTTCTAATTCTTCGCTAGTTGCAAGGTCGCCTTCGTATATATCCAACATACCTAATTCTGCTTCTTCTGGATTTTCCCCCGCACAACCATCCATATATTCAGCAAAGAAAGGGTCAAAATTATCAGGGTCAAATTCTCGCCACCATTTTCCTATATCTTTTGGCAAGGGTTCATCGGGAAATACTTCCTGATACGCTTCTTTGAGCAATTCATCAATCTCTTTAAAACAATCCTTACCCACATCTAGAATTTCTACATCTAACAAAACTACTTCATTATTACTATTTAAAATTTCTACTACTGGCATAGTTTTACCTCTTATATTGTTTTACCTCTTATATTGTTTTATTTTAATTTTTCGGCTTTTTTTATCAGTTCATATAAAATGTTATCTCTTATTCCTGGAACCTCTATTGCTGGCATTTTATTCCTCCTTCTTACTTTTAAATAGCAATTTCAAGCCCTCCGAATTCAGGGTCATCTTCCCATTCAGGAACAACTAATTTAGGTGGAGCAATCCCTTTTATTTTCATTTGTTCCTCAATACCACCTTTACGAGTATAATCCATGATTTTTTTCCAGAGCATCCTCGCCCGACGCAGTATTCCATTTCCTATTGCAAAAAATACTCCTATGTTGTTCCTATATTCCAGTGCGTCCATTATAATAGGCAGAAGTCCTTTTTGGATTTTTTCTGGTTCTTCTTTTTGAACCACAAGTTCATAGGCTTTACTTAAATCGTCCAGTATTGGCTTCCCCACTTTAATAACTTTTGTGTCAATTGTCGGAAAGGCTTTCTCAATTATCTTTTTAAGGTCATTCACAATAGTTTTAATTGAAAGTCTTTCAAGAGGACGAGGAGTATGGGTTTCGGGGGGACGCACTCCTTTTGTCGGAAATTCAATAAATTCAGATAATCTATATAACCACTTTCTTCCCTCCCGAAACATTATATAGGCTTTATTCATATCTCTAATAAATTTATTTGTAGCACTCACTAAATCAAGATATAAATCCCCTAATTCTTTCAAGGTCATCTCATCATATCGTTCCAGTTCAGGTAATAGTTCTTCAATATCAGATAAACTAAAAAGAACGGCAGGAATTCCTTTATGATAAAAATCGTCCCAGTTGTTCAAAAGTCTTTCAAATATCCTCTGCACAACTTCATAAATTTGAGGTGTGAAATAAGGTTTAGGAAGACCTCTTCGTTTTTCTCGCCTTTCCATCAGCCACCATCTTATTGCCATTTTTATCCTCCATTTTTATTGTTCTGGCACTCATGTGCCAATATTTTATTTTTTAATTTCATTTTTTTCTCTTTTTTTAAGTATAGGAATCCCATTTATAAAATCAACCCCAATTGTGGTTTCAGGAGTGGTAGGTTCAATGAATACATCTTTAAAAAGGTCTTTTGCAGGTTTCATCGGCGAGGCACGAGGAACAATCAAATATGGAACGGGTAACACAGGAATTGTTTTTGTCGTAGTTTGTTCAACTCTGGTCTGCTCAACTAATTTTCTCCTTCTAACCCTCATCATCCTAACAAACTATATTCAGTTGCTATTTCACAAGCAAGTTCTAATCTCTGTAAAGCAATTTCATTTGCGGAGGCATCAAAGTCGTCTACTTCGTAAGAAACAGGAACACAATTTTTCAAGATATAAAATCTCCCAGGAATTCTATCTATTCGTAAACCTCCTAAACTTAAACTACCATAAGAAAGTTGTAATTCTGGAATTTGTGCTAAACCTAATGCTATATTTGTTCCCGTCAAATGCACCAGTAATAAATTTCTCGCCTCTGCCTCTCCATTTTGATATGCTACCAACCAACTGAAAAAATTACTATCAAAAAGAGAAATTCCCCGTTCAAGAGTGATTGTATCCAGTGAAATTTTTGTGGGAACTTTAATTGTATATCTTGAATTAAGAGGGCTTATTTCTTTTGTCTCCCCGCTAAACTTCAACCCTGAAATACTTGAAAATCCAAAAAGTGGAAGTAAAAAAGGGATTGCGGGTGAGCGGTCATATCCAATATCTATCAAAAAAAACCTAAACTTGTGAAGATAATCTACAATAGAAATTCTGCCTTTCCCTGGACGATACATAAAAGTTATCTACCTTGTATAAGAGGAATCTTATCTTTTTTACTTACTTCCTCTATTTGAAGTTCCTCGCATACAATCGTCATTTCTGTTACGGCAATATCCGATGAAGAAGCATCAAGTTCAGAAGTTAGAGTAATTGAAGAAATAAAAGCATCAAGAAGTTTATAGAGTTTTGCTACATTTCTCGTCATATGGATATGATACACATTTATATCAGTGCGGTAATTATCGCCGTTAATATGTTTCAAGATTAAATCAAAAAAATTAGTATTTCCCATAACTACTCCTCTTGCAAGAGTGCATTCACCTACGGAAGGAATCCCAGGTTGTTTACGAGTCCATGTATCATGCCCCTCACGATATTCAACTACCTCTACACTTACTTCAGGAATACTCATTCTGGAAAATCCGCCCGCTGGTTGAAAAAAGTTTGCTGAATCACTTACTATAAATTTATAAACATGAAAGAAATCTTGTGTTATAGCTCTTGCCATTTTTAAGCACCTCCTTTCATTGTTTTATGTTGTTGGTAGTTTAATTCTAAATCTTAACACGATGAATTCCGCAGGTTTGTTAGGAGCAATACCGACATCTACATAGAGAATCCCTTGGTCAATATCCTGCTGGGTATTATTAGTCTCATCGCAAATAACGAAGAAGGCTTCTTGAGGAGTGCGTCCCGCAAAATATCCTTCATAAAACTTTGTCCTCAAAAATGATTCAAAACTCAATCTAATTGATGTCCAGAGAGCGGGTCCATTATTTTCAAAAACATTTATGTAAGCTGCGTTGAACAATGATTTTTCAACGAACTGGAAGAGACGGACGACATTGATATATTGCCAGTTGACATCTTTTGAAAGAGTGCGGGCGCCCCATACTGCCCGTCCGACAAACTGGTCTTCTCGGATAATGTTTATCTTTGCCTGATAAAGTTTATCTCTTTCTTCTTTATCAAGTCGGCGTTCAACACTGATGACGAAACTCAATTGCCCATCTATTACACCCGCAGGGGTTTTACCGACATTTCTGGTATTATCAGTGCGAGCATAAACACCTGCGATATGTCCAAGCGGATTAAAAAGTCTTACTTTTTGAGTGAGTGGGTCTTTTATTTTCACCCAGGGATAATAAATAGCACAATACTTTGAATATGTCCCCACCTGTGTTCTTACCCATGTTACGGCATCGTCGGGAGTGATGTTAGGAGGTGTGCAAGCGATTATGAATTTATCTTTTTGTTTTTCAGCAAAAGTGATAAGGTCTAAAAGAGCATCCTTATTTCCCGCAAGGTCAGGGACAATTACCATCATCATTTCGTTAGGTTCTATCAAAGCATATATTCCCTTTTTGGAAGGTTCTAATGAAGAGGAAGTGGCATTCGCAGTTGTAACATAAGGAGGTGTCCCATCAAACCCGCCCGTTAATGAAGTTGTTAAAGGAAAAGTTGTGCCTGTCGGAAAACCAGTATCGGGTGGTAAATCTACCCCTTCTTTGATTGAAATATAATTTGAACCCGTAATCTCATCATTCAGAACTTTCACCACATAATCGGAATTATCAGAATGAGCGGGATTGAAATCTACTGCTTCAAAAACCTCTACCAGTTCATAATCAAGAAATACTTTGACATTGTGTTTGAGGTAAGTTGTATTTTCCATATAATCAGGATTTCCTTCTATCACTATTTGAAGACCACTTCCCCACTCGCCTTCGCTTGAAGAAGAAAATTCCCAGTAAACACTCATAACATCAGCAGTAGTATTACCATTATTTCCTGTGAAATTTGCGTGTAATGTTACATTTTTCTTATCATCACTGATTGATACGACCTTGTAAATTCCCGCACCTGTTTCACCAGTCTTCATAATCCAATCACCAACCGCCAGACTTGATTCACCAGTAGTAGTGATGACATTTGCCCCTTTTGTCCAAGTATATGTCTCGGTAGTCGTCCTTTTTACCGCTCCCACAATTGCTGTATAAGAAAACCGAGCATCATTGGGAACAACTCTAACAACATAAGCAAAAACTCCGCCATTCTGGAAAAATGCCAGTAATGTAGTTGGTAGTTCTGATTTGGTAGTAAACCCGCCGAAAATTCTTTCAAATTCTGACATGCTTCCAACTCGGATAGCCTTGTTAGTTTTTCCTCTTTGCGTAAAACCCACAATTCCTAAAGCACTTGTTGAAACAGCGACAACGGGCGTTAACGATGGTCTAACTTCTTCTATATATACATCAGGACTTAATCTTTCTGCCATTAAGACCTCCTATTACTTTTTCTTTTTAGGTTTTTTGTATGCTATTGTTTCAGGTTGTTCTATATTATGCTCTATTTTTTCTTCTTTTTCAAGAGTTGATATCTTACCAGAAGGCTGGTCAAGGATTTCTATCAATACCCCCTCATTTTTCAAGTTTTCAAGAGTTGAGGCGTCAAAATCATCAATTACGCTTTTTGAGGGAGGCAAATTATATGAAATTTTTTGAGTATTTGTTAGATAAAGATATTTACTAGTTATGTTTTTTACTCTCGCCTTCATTCTTACCCTATTATAAAATTATTTCTGTGTAAAGTCAACAATCACCTTTTCAAAACTCTTAAAGACGACAGGATTGTTAAGGTCAAGTTCACCTTTTACCCTGTAAGTTATTGTCGCCCCCTCAACTTTTTCAGCAATATCTATCAATTCAGTATTGAAGTTTATGGTTTCTAAAAAACATTCATAAAGCC